TCTATCTGATGCTCTAGCCGTGAGCTTTGATAGTTCTGTCGGTAACGACTATTTGGAAGATTCCGATGCAAGATATGAATTTTACCATAAAAAAGAAGAACGAATACCTTTCGACCTTGATTACTTCAACAAAATCACCAAGGGCGGTCTTCCTACCAAAACACTCAACATTGCCCTGGCTGGTACTGGTGTGGGTAAGTCTCTCTTCATGTGTCATGTTGCCGCTGGTTGTCTTGCACAAGGCAAAAATGTTTTGTACATCACTTTGGAAATGGCTGAAGAGAAAATTGCCGAGCGCATAGATGCCAATATGTTGAATGTGACTGTTGATGACCTGTCACAACTACCAAAAGACATGTATGACAAAAAGGTCAATCGCGTCAAAGAAATGACTGTCGGAAAACTCATCATCAAAGAGTATCCTACTGCCACAGCATCATCAACACACTTTAGGACACTCTTAAATGAACTTAACCTCAAAAGGAATTTTATTCCTGACATTATCTTCATTGATTATCTCAATATCTGCTGTAGTTCTCGCCTCAAAGCAGGAGCTAATGTCAATTCTTACACCTATGTCAAGGCAATTGCCGAAGAATTGCGAGGTCTTGCCGTTGAATTCGGAGTACCAATTGTATCTGCTACACAAACAACACGGAGCGGTTTTACTTCATCCGACCCAGGACTTGAGGACACAAGTGAGTCTTTTGGTTTGCCAGCAACCGCAGACTTGATGTTTGCTCTGATTTCTTCCGAAGAATTGGAGAGCCTCAATCAGATTATGGTCAAACAATTGAAGAATCGGTATTCAGATCCAACCATGCACAAGAGATTTGTTTTGGGTATTGACAGAGCAAAGATGAAATTGTATGATGTGGAACAAGGTGCTCAGGATGGTCTAGCTGATGCTGGAATGAAAGCAAAACCTGACAAGCCATTGAACACTTTTGGCAATCGTGAAAAATCTCAAAATAAGTTTAAAGGATTTAAAGTATAAATATGACATTGAAAGGAATAACATGTCATCAAATACTTTACTATCAGATATAAATGAAATTCAAACTGGATTCTTTTTAGCCGGAGAAAAATGGTTTGACGACGATGCAAAACGACAATTAAATTTAAGGGCATCACAAGTAACTCCTGAGGAATTTATTGATGCCTCCGGCAAAGCAAAAGTTATGGCGGAAGAATTTGTAAAATGGGCAAACCGTAATGGTTATTCTGGAAAAATTGTTGATGTTTGGTGGACAGCTAGACCCAATAGTATGTCTAAAGCCGTTGGTAGAGAAGTAGATCAAAGAAAAAATCCAACAGATATTCTTGTTAAATTTGTAAAAGGACCTGCGGACGGATTTTTAGGTTTGTCTGCTAAGGCGACTAAAGGTAAAACGGATATTGGATTTAAAAATCCAGGTTTGGGTACTTTAGATAAAAATTTAAATTTGAAATTGGCAGATGAATATAAAAATCAAACAGATCAACTTGTAAAATTGATGGGTTTACCGGACAAAGCCGATAAAAGAAAAATATTTATTAGAGCTAATCCAGGCATAAAAAAGAAAACTGAAGAAATGGGATCAATGATTTTATCTGCAATGAGAGATGTACTCATGGTTAGATTGTTAAAAATGAAACAACCAGAATTATTATCATACTTATTGAGTGATTGGATGGATGCGGAAGTAATGTATCCGCCATATGTTAAGGTTACAGGAATGGGAAGTAAACCTCCGTATTCTGCTATGGTTATGGATCCAACTAAAAACGAAAAACTAGATGCACTATCAAAATATAAAATAACTTTAGAACCTGTTGGAAACGAATCTATAGGTGTTATGGCTGGCAACAAAAAGATAATGAAAATTCGTTTTAAATTTGAATCGGAAAAAATGGCTTCAACAATAAAATTGTCAGGTGAACCTTGGTAAGGAAATGTAATGCCACTAGACCTAAACATAGAAAAGATTCTCAAAGAGTTTGATGAAGAGGATGATTTTGGATTCTCTGCCGTTTCGGAAGATGAATACAACAAGGTTCTGAATGAGAGTGCCGAAACTACTGAAGCATACAAAGACAAACTTAAAGAAGTCGAAAAACTTATCATACCGTTTTTAACCAAACTTCTCAAGACAGCCGATAAAGAATACATTTATTGGCCAAAGCGTGAACCAGCAATCAAAGCACAGATTGAAAAAATATTGAAATTGACTAGGAGTTGAAATGAACCCATTGGTGACGGTCATCACCGCTACAACAGCGAGTGACCAATTAAATAATGCATTGAGATCAATCGAAAAACAAACATATCAAAATATACAACACCTTGTAGTTGTAGATGGCTTTGACAAGTTTGGAGCCAGAGCCACACAGTTGATGCAAGGTGCAACTCGTTCCACAGCATTTGCACTTCCACATAATACAGGCTACAACCAATACAATGGTCATAGAATATATGGCGCAATGTCATATATAGGAGAAGGTGATTATTTCTGCTTTCTCGACCAAGACAATTGGTACGAAGATAATCATATCGAATCTATGGTCGATGTTATCAAAGCTGGAAACGATTGGGCATATTCGCTAAGAAAAATTGTCTCGCAGGAGGGCGCATACATATGTAATGATGATTGTGAGTCTCTTGGTAAATGGAAATCAGTTTTGAATGACAACTTTGTTGATGTAAATTGTTTTATGATTCCAAAAAAGGCAGCCATTGGTTTTTCGCCTTTTTGGTATCGCAGAGCGAGACACCCACAAGAGCAACCAGAAGTTGATCGTTGTTTATCTCAATTTATGATGCACCATCATCCGAAATATGATACGAATGGTCAATATACCGTGAACTATCGTGTGGCGAGTCGAGCAGATTCGGTACAAGATGTTTTTTTTATTAAAGGCAATGATGTGATGAAACAGAGAATGAATGGAGAATACCCATGGCGAAAGATTTAATTATTGGTGCATATAACAATTACAAATTTGATTTACTAAAACCTTGGGTAAATTCAATTAAAGAAACCGGGTTTGACGGTGATATTGTACTCATTGCAATTGATCCTGACATGGACACCGTAGAAAAATTGGAAGCCTCTGGTGTCAAAGTAATGCAAGCAAAAAACGAACAGAAGATGATGATTCATATGTTGCGTTTTTTGCACATTTACAATTATTTGAAATTAAATCCAGATTACAGATATGTTATCACGACAGATGTTCGTGATGTAATCTTCCAAAAAAATCCATCTAACTATTTGCAGACTATTTTTGGTAGCAGAGATAAAGGTATTATTTCACAATCAGAAGCTATCAAAATTAAAGATGAGGCATGGAATCGGGACAATATCATTAAAAACTTTGGACAATACTTTTACTCCGATGTAGCAGAAAGTCCGGTTTATAATGTAGGAGTATTGGCAGGCACGACTGCATACATCAAAGATTTGTGCTTTGCTTTATTCCAAATGTCCAGCAATAGACCGGATTGGGTTGCAGATCAAGCTGCTTACAATATGCTTTTGAATTATATGCCATGGTCGAATGTAGCACTTAAATTGAGTTTATCTGATGCGTGGGCATTAAATGCTCATGTGACAAATAAGCCGGACCAACTAGAACAATTTGGGCCTTATTTATTGGAAGAACGTCCTTATATGGAGAACGGAATAGTTTACAATTCGCAAGGTAAAGCCTTTACAATTGTACATCAATATGATAGAGTTCCAGAGTGGATGCAATATTATATGAAAAAATTCCAATTTTCTGTCAAATCGGACACTAATACCGGCACTTCACCTAAATACTTTACATACAAAACATAATTTTATAAATATGGAACTTTGAACATGAGTAAAATTTCTATCGTTACAGCATTCTATGATATTGGCCGAGGTGATTGGTCAATGGATATGCAAAAAAATGGTGGAGCACTTCCACACTACCTACAAAGATCAACAGACAAGTATATCGAACACTTCAAACGAATGTGTGAGATTGATACAGAAATTATTGTCTACACATCTTCGGATTTGGCATCAACTCTTGCCGCAATTTCACCAAATGTTAAAGTTGTTGAATACGATTATTTCAACATACACAAAGATTTGCGTGATCGAATCGAAGCAATTCAAACAGACAATCAATTCATCAAACGAATTAATCCCTATCAAGTTCGTAATCCAGAATATTGGTCGAAAGACTATGTTGGTGTAACATCTCTCAAAGCATTCTATGTGCATGATGCTTTCGAGCGCGGACTAATCACAAACGAATGGGCATCTTGGGTAGATTTCGGTTATTGCCGAGATGATGAGCATGTTCCCACAAGCAAGAAATGGGAATACGATTTCACTCCAGGCCTAATGCACTACTTCAATTATCGTGAGCCAAATGTTAATAATCCAAATTCGGATGTTACAGTTGCAGTATTAAACAATGTTGTTTATATTATTGGTGGTGTATTTGTTGGTCAAAAAGAACAATGGTCGGTTCTCAAAGATGATATGAAAAAATCACTAGAATCATTAATGGATAATAATCTTGTTGATGACGATCAAGGTCTATTACTAATGTCCTATTTCCATAATCCAGACATGTATGAATTGCATAGGATGGATCTAAATGCTCCGTTAGAAGAAGTTCGTTCAATTATCAGAAAATTCAATAATTATGAATAAGTTAGTTATTTTTGATCTAGATGGAGTTTTGCTTGACTCCCGTGACCTGCACTATGATGCACTTAATGAGGCTTTGCGTAAAGTCGATGAGAAATATGTCATCACACGTGAAGAACATCTGAGCAAATATGACGGTCTGAACACGACCAAAAAATTAAAAATGTTGACAGAAGATAAAGGTCTTCCAGTTCAATTCTATGACCAGATTTGGAAAGACAAACAAGAAGCCACATTTCAGTTTATACCAAGAGCGTATTTCAACAAAGATGCCATCTTCTCAATGGGTGTTTTGAAAAATCTTGGTTGGAAAATTGCAGTTGCATCAAATAGCATCCGTGAAACAGTTAAGATCGCACTTCAGTCTTGCGGTGCTATGCGTTTTGTGGATTACTTTGTCAGTAATGAGGATGTTTTCAACACGAAACCTTTTCCAGAAATGTATTGGCAATGTATGACCAAACTCAAAGCATTACCAAAAGATACGATTATTGTGGAAGATTCTCATATTGGTCGTGAAGGTGCAATGAACTCTGGTGCTCAATTGTATCCAGTCAAAGATGCTTATGATTTAAAATATCAAACTTTTATTGAATTCTGTAAAGAGTTTGATGGTGCAAGTAAAAAGAAAAATATACCTTGGAGAAATAAAAAGATGAATGTTTTGATTCCTATGGCCGGCGCCGGCTCACGCTTTGCAAAGGCTGGTTATACCTTTCCGAAGCCTTTGATTGATGTAAATGGTAAACCCATGATTCAAGTTGTCGTTGATAACCTGAATGTTGACGCACATTTCATTTTCATTGTTCAAAAGGAACACTATGAAAAATATAATTTGAAGTCTGTACTAAATTTAATTGCACCTGGTTGCGAGATTGTTCAAGCTGATGGATTGACTGGAGGTGCTGCCTGCACAACACTTTTGGCAAAAGAATTTATTGATAATGATGAGCCGCTACTAATGGCCAACTCCGACCAATTTGTGGAATGGAATTCAAATGAATGTTTATACGCTTTTACTGCTGACTCTATTGATGGCGGGATTGTCACATTTGAGTCAACTCATCCAAAATGGTCTTTCGCAAAACTTGATTCAAATGGATTTGTTTCTGAAGTTGCAGAGAAGAATCCTATTTCTAATATTGCTACTGTTGGTATTTACTATTGGAAACATGGTTCTGACTATGTGAAATATTCTGAACAAATGATTTCAAAGAACATCCGTGTTAATAATGAGTTCTATGTTTGTCCCGTTTTCAATGAAGCTATCGGTGATGGTAAAAAGATTCGCGTAAAAAATATTGACCGCATGTGGGGTCTCGG